AGTAAAGTTATAGAACTTTCTATGTTATGAGGTTCTGATGCTATTGTAGATTCAATAGTACCCCCAAATTTACCATAATCAACTAGAGAATAAACTGTATCTTCAATTATAGCATCCTTATGTTTAGTAGTATAGGTTTTTGTTGACAATACTTCTTTAGGATTTCCAATTAAATATTGTAAGATATCTAAATAGTGGATTGCAGTTTCGTATAATATACCACCTCCTACATCTGGTTCTCCTCTCCATCCTGAAAAGTATTCTAAAGGTCTTTGCCACCTTTGTGTAAATGAAAATCCTCTAATTTCTCCTAATAATTTCTCTTTTAAAACTTCTTTTACTAAACTAACTGTTGGGTTTAATCTAACTTGTAAAACACAATATACTTTTTGTTTATTTTTAACAGCACAATCTTGAATTAACTTTATATCTTGAATGTTAAATGATACTGGTTTTTCTATTAAAACATCGCAACCTTTTTCTAATGCAAAAATAGCTTGCTCTTTATGTAACGAATTTGGAGTTGCTATTACAATAAAATTTAGATCTTCAGCAGCTATCATATCCTTGTAAGCCGTATGAGAAGGTACTTTATATCTCTTTCCTAAACTTTTTATTAATGAGGGTTGGATATCACATACTGAAGATAGTTTAAAATTTGAGTTAGCTTCTATTGCTTCTATATGTCTAGGAAATATCCCACCACATCCTATTATTCCTACTTTATATTTCATTTTAATTTGTTTTGATACCAACTAATAGTTTCTCCTAAACCATATGTAAAGTCAGTAAGTTGATAATTAATTAGTGATTTTATTTTTTTATTACTAGCTATATGACATTCCACATCTGCTTTTCTAGTAGGTTTGTAAACTATATCATTTACATTATAATTCATCCCCCTCATAATATTACAAATATCTTCTATAACTTCTTTAATAGTAATTTGACCATCTGTAGATATATTTACTGATTCCTTTGGTTTTAATTTATCATAAACTTTTATAATAGCATCTACAGTATCATGTACATAAATAAAATCTCTACTTTGTAATCCATCTCCCCAAATTTCTGGGGGTTTATTATTAATTAGGTTAAACATAGTAACAGGAATTACGGCAGCCAAAGGTGGTTTTGAATTTTGTCTAGGGCCATAATTATTAAACGGTCTAACTATAAAAGCATCTAAATCAAAACTATCTACCCAAGATTCTAATGCTTTATCCGCACCTACTTTTCCAGCAGCATATGTTGTTTTTGGATTTAAAGGATGATTTTCATCCATAGGTTCATAAACAGCACTACCAAATACTTCTGATGTGGAAAAATGTACTAATGTTTTAAATTTATTTTTACGTTGAAGTTCTAATAAGTTAACTATAATATTAGTGTTACAATGAAATCCATTTGCAGGGTTTAAAAAAGTATAATTAATTGGTTTTGTGGCACAATTAAAAACTATATCAATATTATGCTTATTAAATATATATTCTAAAGAAGTATATATCTCACAATCATCTTTATAAAGAATAACTCCCTGTTTAAAAGCATCTTTTAAATTATCTTCATTTCCAAGAAACATATTATCTATGACAATTACTTGTTTAGCTTCTTCTAATAATAGTCTATCAACTAAATGACTCCCTATAAATCCAGCCCCACCAGTAACTAGAATTGTACTATTTTTAATTTTTGGTCTATTTTCCATTTTTATTTTTATATTCTATAAATTTTTGGTGTAATGTTTTTTCTATATCTTCAGGAACAGATTTATAGTAAGTACCTTCTCCTAAAATTTGAGTAGGTATATTTTCTTTAAGTGATGTTATAGAGTCTACCATTAACTTCTGTTCTAAATTTTGAATTCTGATATTTAAATCAACTAATGAATCATCTTTATATATTTTAATTTCTTCTTTTAAGATGCTTTTCCCTCTATCAATTGATTTATCTATTAAATGAGTTGTTACTCCTTGTGGAATATTATCTAAAATAGCCCACTTAATATTATCTAATCCTCTATTTTTTGGAAGCAGCCCAGGATGCATATTAAGTACTCCTATAGTGAAGTTTTCAAATGCAATTGGTTTTAATATTCTTGCCCCTAATATTATACCTAAATCTAGGTTATATTCTTTTACTTGATTATTTGTTTCTTCTGAGTTATGGATTAATATTTTATAATCAATTCCATGTTGTCTTGCTATTTCTTTAGGATGGGTTAAATATAAGTCTTTAGGTGTTATTCTTATTTTTGATTTATAAAAATTTAGTTTAACTGGGTCTGATGCAAATATTACTTTAGGTTTATTACCTGATATTATTAAATTGTTTATTCCTTCTTGGGTTTTCCAATGTGGAAAATTGTAAGCAAATACTCCTATATTCATTATTTTTTAATTTTATTATGATATTTTTCTCCTTTTTTTATATCTTTATTAATAAAAGTTAAAGCTCCAATTATTGCTTTATCTCCAATATTACACCCCATTTGAACTACACTATGAGGTCCAATATAAACTCCATTTCCTATTTTTGTAGGGTTATATTCTATTTTTTCTTTACCTAAAGAAGTTGACCATTTTACAGTATGATGAGTATAAATTTGAGCCCCTGCTGATATAGAACAATAATCACCTATCTCTAATCCACCACTTCCATCTAATACAACATTAGGCCCAATCCAACAATTTTTACCAACTTTAACATCTCCTAAAATTAAAACATTATCGTAAACTGAAGTACCTTCTCCAAACCCTTCTTTTTTACCTCTTTCCCATCTATCATTGAGATAATCCCCCAAAGAAAGACTTCTATTATATTTAGATTTTTTATTTAGGTATAACCTATTATAAACCTTTTTATATATTATTAAGAATAAATTTTTCAATTTTTTTACATATTTTTTTAACATTTACTCCTCCATAACATGGTAATGTTATTGTATTTTGTTCTAAGTATAAAGCATTAGGTTGAACCTTATTATATTTTGTTTTATAATAAGTTGTATTACTTAAACAATAAGTTCCTAATGTTGATTCTATCCCACAAGATTTTAAAAATAAAATTAATTCATCTCTTTTTATATCTTTAGGGACTTGAAAAATTACAGATTGAATATTATGAAAAGCCCCAAAGCTTAAAGTTTGAGGTGTAAAACCTAAAGGTGTTAATAAATTAATATATTGGTTTTTTATTTTATTTCTAGAAAATATAACTGAATTGAGTTTTTTTAAACTTTCAATTCCCATTACAGCTTGAAATTCAGTCATTCTATAATTATATCCAGGTTGGATGAAGTCTAATTTATTATTATTGTAAATAGCTCCATGATTTAATTTTACCTTAAGTAAATCGGCATATGCTTTATTATTTGTAGTAATTGCACCTCCCTCTCCTGTTGTTAATAATTTTCTTGGATGAAAACTAAAACAGGTTAAGTCTGCTATAGAACCATTTTTTTGATTAAATTCACTACTACCTAAGGCACATGCTGCATCTTCTATAAGAGGTAGATTATGGCCTTGGCATATATTTTTTATTGAATGGATATTAGAAGGATTACCTAAAGCATCTACAAACATTACTGCTTTTGATTTTGGAGTAATTTTTGAAATTAAATCCTTAGTATCCATATTATATGTTTTAAGATTAACATCAACAAATATAGGAACAGCACCCATATTTTCTATGACATTAGCACTTGCGGGGTATGAAAAATCAGAAACAAGAACTTCATCACCTGGTTGGATATTAATAATTTCTAAAGATAAACTTAAAGCAGTTGTAGCTGATGTTGTTAAAAAAGAATAATCACATTCTATATAATTTTTTAAATCATTTTGGAATTGTTCTACATATTCCCCTTTAGTAAAGAACCCTGTTTTAAATATTTTTCTAAACTTCCTATTAATATTTCTATATTTTAAATATGGTTTTATTATTCTAATCATCTTATATGCTTTTAAAAAATTTAATTACTGATTTAACTGAATAACATTCTTCTAACCATTTACCTATACCTTCCATATATCCTATTAAATCATCTTCTGTAATTGATTTTATAAAATGATTTAAAGTATTTAATAATTCTTCTTCAGTAGTACCTAAGGGTACAACAGGACATTCATATTTACCTGTTAATTTAAACATTGAGTCTGTAATATTATTTATTGTACTAAATGTAAAGTTTGAAGTAAATAAACTTTCTAATGTAGATACTCCATAACCTCCACAACCTTGAGGCCAAAATTGATCTATATAAAATATTGATTTTTGTTTTTCAGAAATTGAGACAGAATGAGGGATATTAGTTAATACTTTATATTGAAATTTATTAGAATCTAGATGTAGATCATTAATAGTTCTATTAATTATATTAGTACCTTTAGTTTGGGTTTTAGAAGGAATATGTAAAATAGTCCAAGGTTTGTGATTTAATTTTTCTTTAAAAGTAGTTATAAATTTATTATAATTAAAATCAATATACTGGTAGGCATGCATAGGTGCATCATTTTGTTCTTTATTAGATAACCTATATAAATCTATCCCATAAAAATGTTTATGTATTTTTTTCCTTTGAGGGTGATTATTGTAAAAAGGATAAACTTCTCTATAACATGATCCAGGATGCCAAATGCAAAACTTTGCATTAATTTTAAATAAATCAATCCCATAAACAATACTAAATTTTTCTATAGTTTTATACACTAAATGTGGTTGTTGACCTTCCCAAGATTCTTCAGCGAAAATTATTATATCACTTTCTAATAAAAATTGTTTAGATTTTGCAATTTGATCTGCATCGCATTCCTCTACATCATAATCATGTTGGATATTATAATTAAATGGATGTTTTTGAAAACATATTGATTTTGATTCTATATCTTTACTATGTTTATTAAGACAATAAGAGTACTCTGTTAGCACATTTGCAAAATCTATAATGGATAGAAAGCTTATTTTCATAATGTATTATAGTAATTATTTTGTTTTTCTTGCTTTTCTATAGTCTTATCATGAATTAAACACCATTCTTCTTCAGAAGGGAGTTGGGTCATAACTTCATATCCTTCTAACACTTCATGTACTTTATTTTTCCATTTAATATTTTCATGGTTTTTATAGATTCTCCATTGATAGTCAGGAAAATTTACCCAGCCTTTTGGGTTTACATTCCATCTCCATTTTTGTATATGGTCACTTGTAATGCCCTTTACTGTGTTTATTCGAGGAACTAAAAAAACATCTACATTTTGGTTCATTTCTAATACTGAGGGGAGGGTTTTTAATGTAAATAATGTTGGAAGTTCATCTGCATCAATTTGATATATGTAATCCCCCTTACATAAGCTAGTAAGGTAGTTTTTCATATCCGCAAAATGTCCATTGAATTTATAAGGATACCAAGAAAAATTAGAATATGTATTTACTGATTTAGCTCTTAAATAATCTTCTACAGATTTAGTACCGTTTTCAGAATCATATAATACTACAATTTCATCTTCTTCCCTTTTATTATTAATTAAAAATGGAATTAGTCTTTGAATTTCTTGAGATTCATTACATACAGTGATTGCATAACTTACTTTCATATATGGAATATACGAAGAATATCTTAATCTTCCACTGGTTCTTTAAACATTCCTATAGAATCTAGGGCTTCTATAAAGTCACTTTCATCAAATTCTTTAATAGTGTCCATGTCCATTCTCCATTTATAATATTCTCCTTTTTTATGAGGATTAGGATATTTTTCTTTGTCTTCGTCTTTAACTGGGACCGCATGTACAGCTGCCCATTTCCAATTATCTCCACTAGAACCATTAGCAAATACCATTCCTTTTTCTGGGATGTTAATTGTAGAAGGCATCCAAATCATCCCATCTTCATCTTCACCCATTAATTCCTTATATAAATTAGGAAGTAATTCAATTTGCTTATTATAAAACTCTTCATCTTTTTTCATTAACGAATTAGATTGAAAACCACACCCATAACAGAAATGATTTTTTATCTTATCATTTACTTCAGTTACATAACATGCATCTGATCCACAACGTTTACATACTATTAATTTATCTACGCTCATGCTTTAACTTTTTTAAGATTTGGTAATTTTAATTCTGGTAGTTTTTTCTTAGGGAGATTTAATTTTGGTAGTTTTAATTCAACTTGGCTTGTTAATTTAGGAACATTTCTATTTAAAGTATCTTTTAATTGTTCAACCATTTTTTCAAATGAAAAATTACTTCTACTAAAAAATCCTTGTCTATTAGCTTTGTTTTTATAATTTTTATAATTATTAAAAACATCATTTAAAAAGAAACCCACATTACCTAAATCAACCTTAAACCATTTAGACCCTTCTATAATCCATTCATTTTTAGCTGTTGGATGGACATCTTCTAATTGCCCTCCACATAAAGGTACAAATTCAGGATTTAAAAAATCAACATGACCCGACCAATTAGTACTAATAATAGGTTTATTTGTTAAGCTAAATTCTAATAAAGGCCTACCAAATCCTTCTCCTTTAGTAAGATTAATCATAGCCTTTACCTTAGGATGATTGTACAATTCACTCATTTCTTCATTTGTAAATTCTCCATGAAGTAAATAAATATTAGGTAATTTATTACTTGGGACAGATTTTTTTATTTCATGTATCTTCCTAAGAATTTCTCTCCTATCCATATAAGATGAAACTGAACTACTACATTTCATAATAAGTGCTGGGGATTTTTTCTTATTTTTAAAATTTTCTAAAAATGCCTTAATCATTAAACCAACATTCTTTCTATCGTGTCCTATATCACCTTGCATCCAATGTCCTACAAATAAGTAAGCAAAACTTTCAGGTATAGATTTTATATCATCATAAATATCTTCACTTTCAAATACATTATGAGGTTTATATAATTCTAAATCTGCACCCTCAATTAATACTTCAATTGGTTTTATTAACTCTAAAGGATGTTCTTGACCAGTTTGAGGATTTTTACCTGTAAATTTAGCTTCTTTAAATACATTTTTAGAATGTTCAGATGAAACTAAATTTAAATCCATTCTATTTAATCCTTCTATCCATTTAGGGTTTGGAATTGTAGTTTCAATACCCGCAGTTAAACCTATATTATATTGACCCACAGGTTGAAATTCACTTGGGATGGTATGTTGACACCAAATATCTGGTTTTTGTGGAATAGTATTATCTTTAATTATAAATTTATCTAAAAATTCCCATTCAGGATTATCTTCAATAAAACCCCAAGGACAATTACCCCACATTTGAGGTAATATTTTAACTTCATATTTATCTAATTCTATTATGGCTTTAACAAAATCTCTTGCTCTAGCTCCATACCCACTGTAAGTATCAATTGGGCAGCTTATGTAAAATGTATTTTTCATTAGTAAACTAAATTATGGTTTAATGTTCTTACTTTATATTCATTACTATTTAAGAATTCATATCTTTCTCTAGGTTCCCAAGTGTTAAATAATTTATCTGTATATTCTATAAATCTTTTACCTTGATAATCCGATGTAAATCCAGCTTCTTCTGATAATGCCCATTCTCTACCTTTCATTCCTCTTGATTCTCTTTCTTCAGATGACATTTCATATAATTCTTTCATCCTTTCAGTAGCATCCTCAGGTTTGCATCGGTCATCCCAAATATATGGCGTTATAGGCGAACCTTGAAGCGATCTACACGCGGGAAAAACAGGAAACGCCCACTCACCATGGGTTTCATATTTACGCGTGTTATTCGATGGTATTTGAGGTGAAGGTGTAAACCATTTTCCGTTTTCATCAATAAACCTCATTTGATCTTGCATTCCCCCTGTAACATTAGCTATAATTGGAGTTCCTGATAATAAACTTTCGGTTAATGCTAACCCCCACCCTTCATTAGATGTTAATAAAATAGTAGCATCTGCTATATTATATAAAGAGCCCATCTGTTCAGTATTTAAATGTGCATTAATAAAGAAAATATGGTTTACCCAACTATCACCAAATAGATATTCACATACTGCTATTAAATCAGTCCCATTATTATCTATTGGTTGGGTTTTCATCATAAGGCAACATTTATCAGCTTTTTCTTTAGGTAATGAATCTAAAAACATTTTAAATGCCCATATAGTATCCGATATTTGTTTTCTTCTAATATTTCTAGAATTAAAAAGTATTTTAAAATCAAATTCTTTACCATTAAATATATTCTTTTCCATTTCAGAAACTAACTTATCTTCTTTAGCTCTGGGTTTGAATATTTCTTCATTAATTCCATGTGGGAGATATTCTATAACCTTATCTTTTACATTATCTCCTAAAACTATTTTATTAATGTTTACTGTTTGTTTTGATATGCCATATAGAGCATCACATGACTCGTAGTATTCTTCATTATATTGAGGGGCAGGATAATCATCCCAAATGTTAAGATATATAATAGGAATTTCCTTTCTAATTTCACTCTCAATTTGAAATACAAACTGGAAATATCTAGGGTCAGTAATTAACATTAAAGCATCAGGTTTTTCTTTTTTTATCATATCCCTTACAATCCTACTATCTCCATACCCATCTTGGGGATATAAGATAACTGAAGCATCTTTTAAACCATGTTCTTTTTCCATTGTAGAGGATAAATCAATAGTTTTACCTTTGTCTGGGTGTTTAACTGCTCCTGCCATTTGAACCCAGTTATAATGATGGGCAGATTTTAAAACTATTTCCTTCCCAATATGGGCTATCCCTGAGTGGACTCTAATATCATCACATAACAAAAGGATTTTTTTCCTTTTATTTTTTTCAATGTAACCTTCTTTTGACATATATTATTTATTTTTCTATTAATTCTAAATTTGTATGGTTGCTTATTTGTTTTCTAAAATCTTCATCTGTAAGATATAAATAGATTGCACGATCTGAAAGTTTTTGGAATGAAAATTTCCTTCTTACACATTGAATTTTAAACTCTTCAAACAAATCACTTTTTACTTTTACACTTGTTAGTGTCATATTTTTATTAGCCATTTTCTTATATTTTTATATTTATACATACGTATTATAAAGATCTATTCTTTGTACCAGGACATAAATCACTACCGTGATACGGACAAAACCTACAATTATTGGGGTTAGCCAAACTAGGTTTGTAAGCTTTCTGGTTGTATTCATTCCCAATAAATACATCTTTTATAAAATCATTTAATACATTTGTAGCTTTATTAATTGTTGTTTTTCCATGAGAAGGGATAAATTTTTGTATTCTTTTTTGTGGATAATCTCCATCTTCATAAACTTTTCTTCTAACTATAAAAAACTCAATATCAATATTTTTTTCAGGGATTCCAAACTGTTCTGCAAAAAACTTTTTATATAATACTAACTGGTAGTGCTTTATTGCATTTTTGTTTGATAAAGCCCATTTACCCCACCCATTTGTTGATGTTTTAATATCATATATTGTAAATCTATTTAACGTTTCATTATACATTACAATATCAAGATACCCTTGAAATTTAACTTTATTAAACATTTTATTTGGGTTTATTATAATAGGAATCTCACAACCTACTAAATACGTTCCTCTTTTACTAAAAGTTTTTCCCTTATGTTTTTTAAAATAATTAATTATGTTCTCGCCATCCTGGTAGAATTCTTGTAACTCTCCATCTTTAAAAAAATGAATGCTTTTATTTTTCTCATAATCCGATAAGTAATTTTCTTTTAAACTTGTTTTAAAAAAATCTAAAATATCTATTCTATCAGCGGCCGCACCACTTTCTTTATACATTATATCTAAATAATGTTGAAGAGCTTCATGTAATGCCTTTCCAAACACAGCATGCATGCTAGGAGTATAAATTTTATGACCATCTCTATATTGTAGTGCCCATCTATGAGCACAACCATCGTACATTGAGAGTTGAGAAAAAGAAATATTCTTTTCTACAGCATAATTAATTGCCTTAGGAACATAATTTTGAATTTCTTTTACTATTTTAGGAATTTTTTTCATTTATTTTTTCCACTTATCACGCCCAACTAATAAACCAATTATACCATAATTAGCTACATCTAGGAATGTGTCTTCCATTCCTTCACCTTTTACAAAACTTTTTCCATTTACTAATAAGTTTCTTAATCTGGATACTTTATCAGTTAATCTAATTGCCAACCCAGTTAATGAAAATGTTTTATCATTTTCTTTAGTTAAATCCCCACCTAATGAAATATTTTGTAAACCATAATCCATATGTTTACGAGCAAAGGTTTCATACATTTCATCTTGGATTTTTTTAAATTCTTTTGATAGTTCAGGATATTCTTCTTCAAAAATATGCAGTACTTCAAAATCATGTCCTACACAAGGGGATATTGGTTTTTCCATTTTATATTATTTCTTTTGTTGTAAAATATTTTTCTATAGCATATAATCTATCATCGGCTTCTGCTAATAAATTTAATGATTCTGTAGCATCAGCTAAGAAATCATTTGCTGTATGATCACCTATCCCAACTGCTTTAGTTTCTAATAAATCTAAAGCCATTAATGCTTTTTCTTTATCGGCCAATGCTTGTAATTTTAAAGCTGATATAACTTTACTTTTTTTCATTTTATTAATTTTTTATGATCTTTTTCATCAACCCCCATTTCAAATAATATATTTTTTATTTCTTCTAATGGGAGAATGTTAATATAATTATCAGCTTCTGCTAAACCACATTTAAAATAACTAGATATATATTCAATAAGTTCTTGGTTTGATTTTTTATTAAGATTTTTAATATACTTTAAATAAATTTTCTTTTTTGGAATTAATTGTCTATAAATGTTATATATTTGCTTTTTACTTTGTGGGTTAATTTTTTGAACATAATTTACTATTTCAACATAACCCACATACATAGACAAATAACGATGCATCATATAGGAATTCCACTTTTCCCAGGATTCTTCAGGAATATCATTAACTGGTCGTTTTGTTATTGTAATTTCGTTTAACCAATCAAAGATGTTTCTCATTCAGTATCTTTTACATCTGCAGTTAGATCTTCATAATCCCTC